ATGGAAAAGAAAGGAAGTTCTATTTTTATGGAATTGAAAGAAAAAGGTCATGGATTTATTCGCAAGAATAAAGCAGGAAAAGTTGTATCAGGGATTGTCCTTGGGGCAACAATGTTTTTGGCAGGTCAAGTAGCTTCTGCTGATGAAGTTAAATCAAACACAGACGCAACTCCAACAGCAACCGTAGCGACAGAAACAAAAGCACCAGTAGCAAAAGACGCTACAGGAACTTCAACAGCTACAAACGCTAATGCTCAAAATCAAGAAGCAACAGCGGAAACAAAAGAAGCTCCTAAGACAGAAGAAGTTAAAGATCAAGCAGGACTTGATAAAAAGTATTCTGATCTTAAAGATCAAGCTAAAAAACTTGATGTAGATGTCAAAGAAGGCAAAAAAGTCACTCACGATACAGTAGAAAAAGCCTCTAAAGATCTTGACGAACAAGGCAAAAAAATTGAAGAGCTTGCCAAAGGTCGTGATGAAGCTAACGCAAAACTTCAAAAAGCTATTTCTGACGCAAAAGCAGTAGGGATCAATGTACAACTTGACGAAAAAGTAACGTATGATGATCTTGCAAAAGGCGAAGAAGATATTGCCAAACAAGTTGAAGAATTGAACGCTTTAACTGGAAAAGTTAAAGACGCACAAGGTCGCTTGTCTAAAGCAGTTGAAATGGCTAAACAAGCAGGCGTTAAGTTTGAAGGTGTAAAAACTATTGATCTTAAAGATGGTGATGTAGAAGCCTTTTCAAAACAAGTTGAAGAAGCTGAAAAAGCACTTAACGAAGTTGTTGCGCAACAAAAATCTGTAGACGCTGAATTGAACAAAGTTGTTGCAGAAGCAAAAGCTAAAGGCGTGAACGTTTCTGTAGAAGGTGAAACAGTAGTTGAACCTAAAGACGCACAAAAAGCTATTGCGGACGCAAAAGCTAAAGTTGCCAAAGCTATCGCAGACGCAGAAGCTAAAAACAAAACTATTCGTGAAAACAACGCTAAAGTGAATGAAGCTAACAAAATGGCAAAAGCTGAACTCGTTAGTGGATCAACAGCAACTAAGAACGCTGATGGCTCTTACACACAAACTGTTTCTATCAAGAACGAAAAAGCAGGAAGCAAATGGAACGGAAATGTAACTAACAGCGGAAGTGCTGATGTTGTTTCAGTTAAATTGGTTTCTCCTTCTGGTAAAGAGACAGTTTTTGCAAATGGGAAAGTAGATTCTTCTAAAGCGCTTGATGAAATTGGCGAATACAAACTTGTTTATACTTTCAAAGCTAAAGACAACACAGCAGGAACTATTTCAGGTAAATTGAGTGTTGAAGGTCAAGCAGGGCAAAACGGTAAGGCTACAGGTTCAGTTGCCTTTACAACTAAGTCAACTGAACAGGCTTCAAACGAAGTTAAACCTCGTAATATCCTAGTTGCAGTTGACGGTTCAGGTTCAACAGTTGGTGGTACTATAAAAGAAGTCTTAGAAGATTTAACGACTATCGCTGAAAGCATGAACGACAAGGATAAAGTCATGTTGGCTTTCTATGAAACAAATAATGGTGGCTCTTATTATACAATGGGAGAAATGGACCATGATCGTCCTGTTTCACGTCTAATGAGTAAACAAGAGTTGTTAGATATTATTGCTAAAGTGAAGCCTAATAAAAACAACAATTTTATGGCAGGTTCTTGGCACACAGAATTATATCATGCTAAATTGTTGTACGACTTCCAAGGCAAAAAAGAAAGTCAAGAGTTTGAAGATCTTTTTGATAAAGTTCGTGATAAAAATGCAACCGCAGTTGTAGTCCAGTTGACAGATGATTGGAAAATGCAAGATGAAACATTTGACGGTTCAATTCTTGAGTGGGCAAGTAAAAACGCAAAAACTTTGTTGAGCATTATTTATGGTGGTGCTGATTCCCGTGCTAATAAGAGCATGGTTCAAGCAGGACACCCTAATATTTATCTTGCGGAACCAAACGGAAGCCTTATTCCAAACGAAGAACGTAGCAAGAAACTTGCTGAACAAATTGCTTCAACAACAGTTGAAAAAGTAACTAAGGGTGAAGCTCAAACTGTTAAAGTTACAGTTGGCGGTAACGGTGTGACTGTTACTAAAGCAACTCTTAAAGGGGCAACTACTAAAGATCTTACAGTTAAAGACGGTAAAGTTGACTTTTCTGAAAAACTTGCTGACGGAAGCTACACACTTGAATTTGAAGCAACAGGCAATGGTACAGTAACCGCAGTTGTAAATATTGATGGTAAAGAAGCAGGTAAGAAAGCAGTTGAAATTAAATCAACAGCAGGATCTAACGGTGCTTCAAATGCAAAAGAAGATAAACTTCAACCTTCTAAACTTGGTACTACCAATCAAGAAGTGAAACCAGAAGCAGTTAAAATAGCTAAAGTGACGTTGAAAACAACTGAGCCTAAAGTGGGCAATGTTGAAGCTAAAGCTCATGAAATTGGGGTATCATCAGAAGTACACCCTGTAGATGTAGCTAAAAAAGCGGTTGTAAAACAAAGCGCACCTAGCCTTCCGCTTACTGGAACAACAGCCTCAGTAGCTCTTGTTATGGCAGGTATGGGAGCGTTAGCATTAGCAGGCGCAACCCTTAAAAAGAAAGAAGATTAAGGTATTACCTCTAAAGTAAGGTGGTTGTATTAAAATCAACTACCTTACTAAAAGAGGAAGAAAGGAAATTATGAAAATGAAGAAAATGGACAACGTTAAAGGTCATGGTTTTATGCGTAAAACTAAAGCCTTCGGTTTAGCTAGTGGTATCGCCCTTGGTGCAACCTTATTGATTGGGGCTAATACAGCTTCCGCAGATGAAGCTACAACAGCTACACCGTCTACAACTGCAACTGCAAACGAAAGTAAAACAGTTGTTGTAGATGAAGGTTTGACAGAAACAGCTAACAAAGCAAAAGAAGCAGGATTGACTGTAAACGCTGAACCAACTAAGAATATTGGTACTGCAAACACGGAAGAAGAAACTGCTAAACTTGCTGAACAAGCTAAAAAAGAAGTTGAAACTCAAAAGGCAGAAATTGAAAAGAAAACAACTGAGTTTAAAGCTCAATCACAAGCAGGTGGTGTGAAACGTCAAGAAGTTATTGATAATTTGAGCAATAACCCTTCGCTTTACAATACTACTGGTGACGGTTTAAGAGCGTTGGCTGATGATGCTTATAACAAAGGACAAGCTAGCTATGGAGATTTTACTTCAAGTGCAGGTACAGTTCGTTATTTGAACGCTCCTAGTGAGTTCAATGCAGACCAAATTGACCCAACGATTGCTGTTTTAAATTCTGCTATCGGCACAACACCAAAAGAAATCACTATGAAGTACGCAGGTGGGAACGTGTTTAGTAAGGAAGCTAATTCTCTTCAAGACCGTTCATCACTTAAAGTAGTTCCTATCTTGGTAAATGATGGTGAAACTATCACTTATAAAGTGAATGTTTCTGCTGATTCTGAATTAGGGAAGTTGGGAGTTAAAACAGTTGAACGTTCCCTTACTTTAAAAGGTTCGCCTGTAGGCACAGGGAAAATTGCACTTTTAGCAGACCGCACAGGTTCAGTTCTTAATAACCATATCTTTGGTGGTTTAGGTAAATCTAACGAAGTCATGAACAACGGTAAAGAATTTGACGTTGTAAGCTCATGGAACTACCTTGACGCTTCTGGTAAAGCTATTGATTCTAAAGAATTGACTGCAAAATTTGTTAATGCTAAATGGTATCCTAACCTAAATATTAAAGCTAGTGATATCAAATTAGCTCCAACAACAGAAAACAAACCTCACAATCTAAACTATGGTACAGCCGATACAAAAACATTATCTGATACTCGTGTTAATGGTGGTAGCAAATTTGTAGAATCAACTACAAAATACAAGTTGGGAGAAGAATATACAGCTAAACATATCGACCCTATTCAGAACGTGATGGATTTTAATTCAAAATTAGTTGAGGTAGTAAACAACAACTACGCAAAAGATGTTACAGCGCCAACAGTCAACTATCACCTTGTATCTTACACAGTAAATAAACCAACAGCGACTAACCCAAATAAAGACGCTAAAGGTTTGGTTGAAGTACATTATGTTGTTGATAATACAGAACGTACTGTGTTGAAAGAACCTGTAATTCAAACGCCTGAAAGTCCAATCGGAACTAAGTATGATACTACAAGCATTAAGTTGCCAACTATCACAAAAGATGGAAAAACTTATGAAGTAGTACGTTCAGAAGGTACTGAAAAAGGTCAAGTTGTTAAAGGCAAAACAGTTGTAACTTACTTGTACAAGTTGAAAGAAGAACCAAAACCAACTCCAACGCCTACACCAGTTGAAAATCCAACAACAATCCATATTGACGGGGATTCAGGTAAGGAAATTGCCCCTCCTGAAAAAGGAACAAAACCTTTCAAGAATATTGATGGTTACGAACCTTCACCAAAAGATCCTAAGAACGTAGAAGATCCAAAAGGTGAAACAGTTCGTGTCTACAACCGAATTAAGAAAGGTAATGTAGAAGTTCGTTACGTTAAAGATGACGCTTCTAAGACTGTATTGAAAGATCCAGTAGCAGATACAGTAGATGGAAAAGTTGGTTCAGACTACGATACAACAGATCACAAACCAACAACAATCACCAAAGATGGCGTGACTTATGAATTAGTCCGTACAGAAGGGGTTGAAAAAGGTAAAGTTGTAGAAGGTAAAACAGTCGTAACTTATGTTTACCGTCAAACTGTAGAACCAACAACAGTCCATATTGACGAAGAAGGCAACCGTATTGCCCCTCCTGAAAAAGGAACAAAACCTTTCAAGAATATTGATGGCTTTGAACCTTCACCAAAAGATCCTAAGAACGTGGAAAATCCAAAAGGCGAAACAGTTCGTGTCTACAAGATTGTCAAAGGTGACGTTGAAGTACGTTATGTCAAAGACGACAAAGAACGTACAGTTCTTAAAGATCCAGTAGCAGATACTACACAAGCTAAAGTAGGTACTAAGTACGATACAACAGATCACAAACCAGTTACAATCACTAAAGACGGTGTAACTTACGAACTGGTCCGTACAGAAGGTAACGAAAAAGGTGACGTGGTTAAAGGTAAGACGGTTGTAACTTACGTTTATCGTGAGGTACAAAAACCTATCACTATCCATATTGACACAGAAGGAAATCCAGTTGCACCACAAGAAGATGGTACTAAACCGTTCAAAGAAATCGAAGGCTACAAGCCTGCTCCTAGCGATTCTAAGAACGTGGAAGATCCAAAGGGTGTGACAGTCCGTGTCTATGATAAAGTGAAGCCAGAAGCTCCACAGGAAGCTCCTAAGACACCTGAAAAACCTCAACCTCAACAACCAGCTACACAAGCAGTTGCAACTAATCAGTTGCCACACACAGGATCAGAAGCAGGAACAGCTCTTGCTATCGCAGGTCTAGGTTTGCTTGGTTTAGGTGGATTGGTTTACAAAAAGAAAGAAAACTAATTAGAGTTCTTTCTAAGTCTGCAAAGTAAAATCATACGATAATCAGGGAAAGCGGTATACAAAGTGTATACCGCTTTTTTGTTGTGTCCAATCAAAAAACACTTGACGAAAACTGCAAAAGGGTGTATAATATAAATATAAAACAAAAAGAGGAAAAGCAGAATGAGAGAAACTATTGAAAATTTTTTAAATGAAACAAAGCAACTTTCAGATGATACTGTTCTAGGGGAAGTAGTGGGAACGGATTTTTATTGGAAGTATGGCAAGGCAACTAAATGCTTTTGGGAAAATCATTTTGATAAGAAATGTCAAGTTACTATGAAACACTTGCGATATCTTGCTGACTTAGAATTAGAAAACTTAGATAAATAAAGAGAGGGGGAGAGTTATGACTTATACGTTAAAAGTACAGATTGATCCAAAAGGGTACACGGACTACCTTGAAAAGATCTTTAAATATGGGTATAAAATGAAGCGTGAAATGGTAAACTATTTCAACAGACAAGAATATCGCAGACAATCTTCTGATGATTATAAATATCTTGCAGAAGAAACTAAAACATTGAATGAACTACAAGAAAAAATAAAAGAAACTAAAGACAAAGAACTAAAAAAAGCATTAAAAGCAGAGTATAAGGAAAAATCAGATGAACTAAAAGAAGGTTGGATCGCTCTTAATAATGCTTTTGGTTTGAATAGCGGAAAATTTGTTGACTACAACAACATGGGGCAAGTGAGCGTCATGTACAAACGCTACTCAAACGAGGGTATTCTTGACTGGTCTAACGTTGAAAATATGGCACAAGCAACTAAAAAAGCCTACTTAAAACGCAGAAGCCAATCAGATAGTGATAACTTTTTGAAAGTTCCTAGAATGATTGATTTTACGACTATTTGGTACAGAAAACAAAACCACAATGTCTCACTAGAAGGAATTTCATTTGGAAAACGCAAAAATAAGATCACTCTTCCTTGGAAGTTCCGAAATGATGATGAAATTAGACTATCTTATGCCCTAAAAACGCAAAAACTAGCTCTATATGCGGTTAAACGTGTTCTAGTAAAAGACAATACATGGAAGTATTATAGCTTGTTTGTGTTTGATGGTGTACCTTATGGTACGAAAGAAACCCTCCCTGCAAAAGGTAAAGTTGTAATTTCACTAGATGTAGACAAGTTAGAAGTCGTTGCAAAGAACGAAAGTTCAAACAAAGAATTGCGATTTGATCTAACGAATGATCTGGGATATTCGGAAAAATTGGCGAACTTAGACGCAAAACTTGAAAATTCAAGACGACTGAACAATCCTGATAACTACGAAGAAAATGGTGTACCAAAAAAAGGTGTACACGCTTGGAAGAAATCTAAAAATTATATCAAGATCAATAATAAGAAGCGGTATATTTGGCACAAGATCAAGAATTATCGAAAAAATCGTTTTGAGAAGATTGTAAATGATATTTTAGAGCTTGGTGACGAATTTATCGTCTATAAGGAGGATTTTAAAGCCCTACAGCAACGAAAAGACTTTGATAAGGAAAATATGTCATGGTTCGACACACGCAAGCAGAGAGGCTTTGAGATCATGTTTAATGCGCCTTATGAATTTTTGTTGTTGTTAAACATGAAATTGAGCTATTTTGGCAAGAAAGCAGAAGAAATTACAAAGGGGAAGTAGTATGAAGAAAAGTAATTTTTATTTCAGGTATAGGAATGTTGGTGTTTTACCTTGTTCTTTATCTATCCTTTTTCTCCATTATATAATGGAGAAGGGGGTTGATTATTTTGGAATTATCTTAGTAAAAATGTCGAATTTCCTAATTGCCGAAATATTCTTATGGATTGCATTTATTTGTTATTTTGTGATTGAAATGTGGTTTGTTATCCAATTAGCAAAGGAATTTTTTAGAGCTTGGTTTGCTATAGACAGGGCTGATTCACAAGTAAGACTTAAAAGTTTTTTTGGGAAGTTAGTAATGCAGTTGGTTGAAAAATGGAGAGGGAAAAATGATTGTAAAAAACTATAAAAGTAATGGAAAAGAGATAACTTACACGCTAGACTACGACCTTTTTAGTGTGAATGTAGAACATAAAAAGACTAGTGTGGGGATTGATGTTACTGATTTGAAGGATCTTTTTGGTTGGTTAGAAGAACAGGGAGCAAGTGTAGATCCACTAAAAAAATTCCTTGAATACCAAAATAGCCTATTGCTCGCAGGAGAAACACTAGATTTTGCAATGAGTGAACACAAAATGACACAAAAGGAAATTGAAGATCTAGCAGATAAGTTGTTTGATAAAAATATATCAGATCGCTTGAAAAAAGTTGAGGAAAGGGCAAAAAGATAGAAAATTGATATGGCAAATTGGTTTGTAAGGATAAATCATAGGAAAGAAAACAAGGGAGAGTTCTATTCTGAGCAAGTGGAACGAAAACTGTATTTTGATTATGATACAAAGCGTGACGTGCTTGATAAAGTTAAAAATGATTATCCAGAATATTTTTTTAACAAAGTTCCTCAAAGAACGGTAGACAAAGAGTTCTTTTATGTCAATATCTATGAGTTGGACAGTCAATGGGAAGCGTTTTGGACAGAAAAAATACCTTGTCAATATTGCGGAAAAAACCCTGTAAGTCGTATTGAACTAAAAAATAATGATTATAGTGGATATTATTTTTGTTGTTTGGAACATGAGGAACAATACTACGAAAACCGTCTTAGAGAAGATGATAGGACTTACAAAAACGGTAGAGTGGTTGGCTTTGTTTATAAGATAACTCATAAGCAAACAGGGAAAGTGTATATTGGTAAAACAGTAAATCACCCTATCTTTCGTTGGTTTCAACATTTTAAAGCACAGACAGGTAGCTATTTCCATGAAGCAATGAAGAACAGCAAAATAACTGAGTGGACTTATGAAGTCATAGACGTTTTAGAAGAAGGTTCAGAAAAAGACTTATTAGAGTTAGAAAGTAAGTATATTGCTGAATACAACGCAACGGATCATGAATTTGGTTATAATACAAAAGATTGAAAAATCACCAAACTTTCGAGGTGCTAGGTGCTGAAAAGCCTTGGTACGCTTGAAAGTTTTTATTATATCACGCGCACCATTAAAAAATAATAGAAAAACACAAAAAAATAATAAAAAGTGTTGACAAAGAGAAATAAAGGGTGTATAATATAACCATAAACAAAATATTGAAGCAGGAGAATAAAAAATGGAATTGCCAAAATTTAGAGCATGGTTTGAAAATAAGAAAGTCATGTCAGAAGTTAAGAAAATTAACTTTTGGAGTGAAGAGCTTGATACGGTAGCATTTGAAGGAAAATCTCTTGAAGATGTTGAGCTTATGCAAGCAACAGGTCTACTTGATAAAAACGGTACAGAAATCTTTGAAGGTGATATCCTTGCTGACGTAGACGAAAGCGGAGACGAACTAGTATACTTGTATGTTATTTATAAGGACGGTAAGTTTATGGCTGTAGAAAACGAGGAACGTGGTTATTTTGCTGATTTGGTTGATTGTACCACTTACCACTCAGTAGTAGGGAATATCTACGAAAATGCGGAATTGCTAGGACGATAAGGAGAAAACAAAATGGGGAAATTGATGGTTAGAGGTGTTTCCACTCACGAAGAAAGTAAAGGTGAGTGGAAACATGGTTATCTCATTGAAGATGAAGGAGTTTCTTACATTATCAATGGCGTTGTAGAAGCAAATGACGAGTATATCACTATTGGAGAGTGGTGTTCTGTAGATCCTGAAACATTGGGGCTTTCAATAGGCTTATCTGATGAAAATGGAACAGAGATCTTTGAGGGGGATATTCTCAAAGGTGAGAATGGCAATCTTGCAATCTATAGACACCCAATGTTAGGGTTTTATACGATTGACAGTAGTAATTTTGAGTGTTTCTTTGCTGATGGAGTTAACGTTAGCGTGGAAGATTTTGACAAAAATTTGAAATACATTTCAAAAGGTATTGAAATCATTGGCAATGTACATGAAAATCCAGAGTTGCTAGAAGAATAAAAGGTGGAAAAATGGATAAAGTGCAATGGAATAAATTAGTAGCAAGAGAACTGACAGACGAAGAAAAAGAGTTCTTTGGAGATAAAGTGACAAGCATTTGGGAGGGAGTAACCCCTGAGATTGACGAGGAAGTGTTGGTCTATACTCCTAAAAGTGGCGTAACTACAGATACTTGGGTAGATTATGAAGATGGGGTTGGTTTTGAAAGTTTTGAGGAAGAAGTGATTTATTGGACTAGCTTCCCTGAACCTCCAAATGAATGATAAATAGAAATGAAAGGAATATTAAAAAATGGGAATTGATTTATATGGATTTGTGGAAGGATTTGACGAAACTAAAGGAGTGTGGGAAAACATTTCTCCTTTAACGGATCAAAGCCAGTTGAATTATGATGGCTATGGTTATCCTAAAGAAGCACAATACTTATTTGGTAGAACACTCCCTGAAATGCTTGACGTAGTGCGTGATACGGAGTTATACACGTTATTGCGAGATACAAGTGGGGAAAAGATCAAAGGATTGTCTGCTTTAAACGTGAAAGATGATACAGGAAAAGCAACTAGCTTGACTAAGGATATTTTCTTTTACTTACATGACGTAAGTTCACTATATGTAGTCGAGTTGCAATCGCTAAAAGACTATGAGAGCTATTTAGAAATTGTAGGCTCGCAGAAAGAAAACCTAACTAAGATGATTACACAAATTGAACAAGCAGGAGCAGGTTATTCTAAAATTAGGTTTGTTTATGCTTTCTTCTAAAAAGTGTGTCTTTCGAGAACTGAATAAAGGTTTGTTGAACTAGGAGTGGTGATGAAGTTAAAAAACAGACTAATTTTTACAAGTCACGTCAAGAGCATTAAAACTCTAAGTGAGTTTATAGGCTATGTCGCAGAAAGTACATTGGGAACGATAGTTATTGTTGTTATTGGGGCTTTATTTAGCCCCCTTCTTTTAGTTCTGTTTCCTTTTGCATACATAGAACGGTGTATCAGAGAAGCCTTGTATGTAAAAAGAATGGTAGAGAAAAATCCTCAGTTAAGGAGCTACTACGAGGAAAATAAAGAAGAAACAAAGTGACAAAAAGAGTGAAAGGAAAATAAAAAAATGGGCAGATTGAAGTTTAGAGCGTGGGATAAGAACAAACAGAAGATGTATACGGCTAGTGAACTGATTATCTGGGATAACAAAGTTTATGCAAATGATATCAGAGATCTTACTCATAAACTATTGAATGGTTGGGTGATTGATGAAGATTATCTTATGCAATCAACAGGGATCTTTGACAAGGACGGAGTAGAAATTTTTGAGGGCGATATCCTTGAATTGAAAGATGGAGACGAAGTTCTCGGAAATGCGAAGCTAGTTTGGAATAAATGGCAAGCAGTCCTTGTTGTGGAAGCAATAGGTGTAGAGGACGCAACCTCTTTTAGTGAGCTTATAGATGATATCAGTTCTTATAGAGTGATTGGTAATATCTATGAAAATCCTGAATTGCTAGGATAAAGGGGTAAAAATATGAACATAAAAGAATTGATTAAAAAATATGAACTACTTAAAAGCAACGGTAATTTAAACGCTGTAGCAATTACAGAAATAATAAACGATTTGAAGCGATTAAAAGGATCACAGGAAGTAGAAATACCGCAATTTGTGGGCAATTATATTACATTTGCTAAAGAAAATGGTTGGGATATAGAAAAAGCTATGTGTCATGTAGTTGATGAAGATGGTGACGAACTGAGGTTATGGTTTTACAAAGATAATAACATGGACGTATTTTCCCATGCGTGGCTTGATGGTTATAAAATAAAAAAAGAAACCCGATATAAAGTTAGAGTGAAAGGTGTAAGGGATATTGAAGGGGTTTTAACCTACCATAAAGGTAGAAAATATTGGACTTTTAGCGGAGGAAATGAATTTGGTCCTTTTCGTATAAGTCACACACGCAAAGAACTAGAAGAAGCAGGTTATAGTTGGATCTTTAATTGTGAGGGAATTGAAGTTGTAAAAGTAGAATAATGAGACTTCTGAGGACGAAAGCGATAGTTTTTGTCCTTGGGAGTTTTCTTTTTTACACAATAGCATAAAATTGTAATTAAAAAACATTAAAAAATAATCACAAAATAGTTGACAAGAGGAAATGTGAAGTGTATAATATAATCATAATCAAAAAAATGAAGTTAAGGAGAACTAATCATGGAAATAAAAGTAAAAGGATCATACGACAAGAAAAATGAACGTTGGTATGTAGAAACTGACGAAACTACAGTTGAAGAAATGAATAGCTTCCTAGAGGAGCATGACTTTGATGTATTTGAAGCATGGCTAGGATATTTAGAAGATGGAATGAGTAGCGAAGCATTAGCGTTTGTTGATCTGCTTCAAACTACTAAAGATGAAATTGAACTTGCAGACGGTAGCAAGATCAAGCTAGTAGAGCATGAATAAAAGCAATCAGGAGTATGAGTAAGAATGGAAAAACGATATACTAAAAAAGACTTTTATGTGGGGCAGGAAGTTTATGCTGAGTGCGTTGGTACAGTTGGTTCAAGGTTGGGAAAAGGTAGCATTAGCACGGAAACTGTAACAAAAGTAGGAAGTAAATACGTTACGACCAATAAGCGGATCTATCGTATTACAGATGGAATAGAATCTACTGATTATACTGCTGATTTTGTATTGTGGATTGATAAAAATGAGTTGGAAACAAAAGTGGCTAAAGATAATGTATTCACGAAACTAGTAGATTTGTTCGGAATTGGTTATGGTGGACTACAAAACCAAAAACTTTACAAGAAATTGAGCCTAGAAGATTTACAGAAAATTGAACAAATTATAGACAAGGCAATGGAGGAATAAATAGAGCATGATCGAAAAATTAACTAATTTAGACGGAGCATTATCTTTGCTAGGGGTTGTAAAAGTAGCAGTCCTAATCATTATGACAATCTCATTCATGTTTCTTTGTTATTTCTTGAAGAAAAAAGAGCAAAGATGGGCTGTACTTCATGCGGTGAATATTTTAGCTATGCTGTATTTTTACGTTACAAGTGTCAATGCGATCACAAACCTTCCAAAAGAAGTTGAAAGTGCGCAAGACAGACCAGTAGAAATGTATTACAATATTTCTAAACATGGGAATAGCCTAGATTTTAAACTTAAAACTCAAAAGAGTGTTGGTTTAGCATTGGAAGATAGTGCAAGCGCAACAATTAAGAAAGAATCGCAAGATGGGTATTCGATTGTATTTAGAGGAAAACAATACATTATCCCTAAAGGGGCTGTAAAAGAAGCTGAATAGAAATTTAAAGGAGTAGACAAAGATGGAAGTATTTAATGCTATTGGAACAATCTTGAATTTTCGAGGAAAACTAAAGAAAAAAGAATTAATTGGATCGTTTTCCACGTCTGAACTAGCTAGAAATGCAGTTAGTAAAGTAGCAAACAATTATGACGAAGTAGAGATTGTTGTCACAAATATTGACAGTTTAGCAATGCAGGAGTTGTAAAATAGGAACAGAGGGAAGTTAAAAGTATGGGATATACAGGTTGGTTAATGCCAGATGGGGAATTTTATTCCTGTAAACATTCTAAGCATACAGAATTATTAAGGGAATTGTTAGAAAAGCCTCAGTATAAATATTTAATGGAACAAAATATTGAAAAAGGAAAACGGTATAATGACAAACCTGATGGGGTCGTTTGCTTTTGGGATACTAGTTTTCAGTTTGCTAGTTTTGAAGGCGAAATGACAAAAGACGTTGAAAACTTTCTAATTGAGCATTTCGATGAATTTAACGATAGACAAAAGTTATGCGTTTATCACAAATTCCATATTTTAAAAAATAAGACTAAGGAGCAAGAGAAGGCTCTTAAAAAATTCAGAGGAGAGTAGATAAAAATGGTAAGATTTGACCCAACTATTAGTTATTCAGACGAAGCGTCTGAAATCTTTAGTGAATATCGTAAGTTGAAAGATGAACAAGAAAAGAAAGAAAAAGACCGTCTTTCTGAACCTATTGGTTACGCTACATTGAAACCAGACCTTCTTACAGAAGACATGAAGGAACGTGTGGAGGCGTTTTTTGAAGAAAATAAGCATGATTTTGAATATGGCGGAGAAATTATCACGCGCGAATATTACAGAAAATATCTAAGCAAACATTTTGGAAAATGCTTCTTAGACCAAAGATTGATTGATTTCTTTAAAGTGAATCCAGAACACAAATTCAAAGTAATGGCTATCCATGAAGGATTTGCGGTTATTGAAATTTATTCTAAAGCCTATATTGTTCCTGAAGAAGTAATAGAACTTGTTAAAAAAACAGATAGCGTGGCTGTCGCTAATGAGTTAATGGTAAAAACTGATAATCAACTTACTTTAGCAAGCGATCTTGAAAAAGCTAAAGAGCTAATTGAAAAAGTTTCTAATTTTGAAGATGAAGCTTTTGCAGGGCAACTAGCAGCCATCAACAACCTGAAGGTTGAAATGGAAGCTAAAATTACAGCTATGTACGAAATGCAGGCTAAAATGATGGCTGAACTTCAAAGCAAAATCCAACTTTATGAGCATGAGCTTTTGATTATGCGTTCAGACCTAACGGCTTTTGAGTATCGTAATGGTTTGACAGTTAATTTTATGAACATTCACAAAGGTGCTAACGCCCCTGTTCATCAACCTATCATTATCCATCAAAAACTAATCTATCTGGACGAAGATTTGCCTCGTTTGACAGATTTGTATGACGTGGACTCAGGAAGCTTAGAAGTCGCAATCAAGAACTCTCCAGCTCTCTTAGAACATATTTGTCCTACAAGCAAGGGTATTACTTTCCTAAAAATGCGGAACTCTGCTGGAAACTATGAGCTAGAAAACACTGTCATGAAGTTTATTCGAAATGTAATGCCAAATGAAGTAGGTGTCTTGATTCGCAACGGAGAAAACACTTGGTTCACATGGCTTGACAGCAATGATATTTCTTTGTCTACTGATTCGTTCACATCGAAATCATCTGACGAAGAAACGTCAGTATCCCTCCTTCAGTCTCGTTACTATTTGTTTAATCTTATCATGGGCTTGATTGAGCGCAATGAAATCTTGCAACTGGACCACGTTCCAACAAATATGTTTGCTGACCCAAGCATCATCTGGTCTAGTGCCGATTCTCAAATTGCTGATTCAACCTATGTTGAATTAAGTAAGATTATTCCAATTTTGAACCGATACTCTAAAGCTGATGATCCAATCTATGTGTTAAACTCTTTTGCAGATAGTGCGAAATATAATGGACACTACGGTAGAGGGCATACTGAACGTGGGCGTGGCGATAACGCTCTGACAGACAACACCTTTGTTGATAAAGGTCTTAGTAAGATTAAGGGGATTGATTATCTTTCAGATTTTACTTATCGCTTCTATGTTAGTGGAGAAAAAAGAAGTTGGTGGGGAGATTCTAAAATCAGTCCTAGTCTTTACATTGAAGAAGATGAATTTATCAATCTTAAATTCCTTACTAGTAGCCTTATTGATTACTACATTCATACGAAGCGTATCGGTAAAATTTCAAATTCTGGGCGTTACGTTGATTTCTCTCACATGCTTCCTATTCTTTTTGGAATCAAAGAAGCATTGGTAGAGCAGGAAAAGATTGACCGTCTCCATATCGTTGCACAAGACTACGATTTGAATCTTTTGACATCATTCAAGATTCTTCATGATGTGCGCGTGATTACTCCTTATCAAGCTAAACGTTACTCTAAATGGGTTGCTGGATTAAGCGATGAAGATAAAGCTTATTACAAACAGTTGCTTCTTATCAATGATTTAGACAACGTTATTCGTAAGCCGAAAATCTATGCTGCTATCACGAAACCGACTCTTATGACCAATGAGGATCGCAGAGAGCGTGATACGGTTGACTACGCTATCTTTACTATTGCTGAAGCTGGCACGAACCAAAATTCTATTGCTGTTTCAAAAAGCGGTTTAAATGGTTGGAGAAATAATTATAAGACTCTTACCTATGCTGAAACAGAATTAAGATATTCTTACTGGAATAAAGCAAGTCGAATCAAAACCTTTTCTAATCAAGAAGGTCTTGATAAGCTCTTGAAAAATGAGATTATCTATCAAGCACTTATGGACCGCAAAAGCACTAAAGATTTTGTGCTGGAAGAAGTTGATATTACAGATTATTTTGGAGAACGTGAATGGTTCTTAGTTGATTTCTTTGACCGTGAAAGCAATATGGAATTGGTGAAGGAAGTCGAAAAAATGAATAAGGAGCTACAAGAAGCTAAGAAAGAAGCTAAACAAAAATAAAAACAACAAAAAATAGTTAAACCCTTGAACCCCAAGGGTTTTTCTTGTTCCTCGATTGACAAAAAATTACATTTATGGTAAAATATTATTACTAATAAAAAGGAAAAATCGTTTATGAAAATCAAACTTAGAGCAGACCAACTAATGTTGGTGGAGAGTGTTCTCCAAAATATCAAAGAAGATAATCTAGTAGTCAGCCCTTCTGGAAGTGGAAAAAGCTATATGTTGGCTTACTTAGAAAAACTACTTACTGAACAAGGGCATCTAGTATATGTCTATGCACCGACCATAGAGGTCAGAGAACAGCTTGACGAACTAATGAAAACTAATGGTAGCAACAATAAAACAAAGGGCGTTGTTGAAGATTTTAATAATGACAATGACGCTCCTGATTATCTCTTGATTGACGAGGCTCATCACTCAGAAGCAGACACATATCAGTTGTTGTTTGAGAAGTACCCAAAAGCTATTAAAATTGGATTTTCCGCAACTCCTGAGCGCCTAGACGGAAAAGGTTTGGATAACTCATACCAGAATATTATTATTGGCAAGACAGTTAGAGAACTAATTGACAGTCATGTTTTATCTGATTATAGATATTATGCCCCTAGTACAACAGATGGATTTCAATATTCTATCAGTCCAAAATATCTTCAAGTACAAGGAGAAACTTTTTTCAAAGCAGTAAAGAGAGATTCTAGTTATCAGAAGAAGATTTATGCTGACGTATTAAAAACATGGTTAGAAAAAGGAGAGAATAAGCAAACGATCTTATTTGCCCCAAGTATAGCTATGTCAAAAGCTTTTGCTAAAGAGTTTAAACAGAATGGTATTCAGGCGGAACATATTGACGGAACAATGAGAAAGGCAGATAGAAAAGATACGCTTGAAGCCTTTCGTAAAGGAGAAATTAAGGTTATTTGTAATGTTGATTTGATTTCAGAAGGCTTTGATATGTCAGATGCAGATTGTGTTATATTGACTAGACCAACAGAGAGCCTTGCTATGTTCATGCAGCAAGCCTTCAGAGCTATGAGGTATAGAGAAGGTAAGACAGCAATCATCTTAGATCACGCAAATAATATTGCTTTACATGGAGAAATAGACCAGATTTTTGAATGGAAACTAGAAGGAAAAGATAGTAGAGGAGATAACGAAGGTTATGAAAGAACAGTCTGGGAAAGATTTAACTCTAATGCAGTATTTGAAAAAAACGTTGAACTGAAAGAAATTATTAAAGATTATAATTCAGTTTATGATAAACTCATAGAAAAAGCATTGAGTAAACGAAATATGGAAGGATACAAGATTTTATTAGATATAGAACGAGAAGCAGGAATAAAAAGCTATGGAGAATATACATGGTCGTATAGTTTTGCTTTAGAATATGGCTTTGACGTTCCTTTTTTGGAGAAGTAAGAAATGGTGCTTTTTGATAAAAACAGAAATATTGTTATTAAAACGTCAATCCTGACGAATACACCAAACATAAGTTATAAGAAAAAAGGTGGTGGGAATACTTTTATTTTAACCCTAAAAAACGATCCAGAGAGAAAATATATTACCTCCACAGATTTAGAAATGCTATTTGATGAGTCCGTGAAGGATAATGGGTATTTAGTCGAAACCGATTTAAAAAAGGCAACATCTAATGAATTTCCCTACATTGTGATTGATGAAGTTGCAGAAGATATAGTTTTGTGTACTGATGGTAAATTTAGAGTTTATGGTTATAGTGATGAAAAGCCATTCACTCTTTTTGATGGTAGTTCTGAAAAACTAAAAGATAAATTTTGGGGAAAGAATATAGCTAATGTAAGAAATGAGTGTACGACTAGGAAAGGCGTTTTATATAAAGGGGAGCATTTTCCTAATTATAAAACATTTTGTGAGCGTATTGGGGTATCTCCTATTATACTAGGAGATAGAATAAGGAGAGGAAAAACTTTAGAAGAAGCAATTGAAACTAAAGGATATCCGCCAATAGAAATAGAATACAAAGGGAAACTGTATTCAAGTCAAGCAGAAATAGCTAGAGCTTTTGGTATAGCCCAAAATTTACTTAACTTTAGATTGAATAATGGTATGGATTTAGAAGAAGCATTACATACTCCTGTTAAAGAAAAGCATGAATATATTTGTGAAGGAAGGATGATAGATAGTGAAGGAGTTAGAGAATATTGTCAAAAATATGGAGTAAATGAAGGGGTGGTTAAACAATATTATTTAACTAAAGAAAAATCAGACATAAAAGATATAGTAAAAGGAATTTTGCAAAGGAAGGATAAAAAAATTGTTACATATCACGGGAAAGAATATTCAAGTTTGCCTAAAGCAATATTTGACCTAAAAATAAAAGAAACTCCTTCTGCAATTAAGAACCGTATGGAGAAGCATGGAATGAGTTTTGAAGAAGTTGTTGACGCTGATCCAAGAATATTTAAAAGTCGTCAAATCTTTCAATACAAAGATAAGGTTTACTATTCATTTAAAGAACTAAGTGAAGGGGTAAATATACCAGAAGGCACTTTAAGAAAAAGACTAAAAAACGGAATGAGTGTTGAAGAAGCTGTGGAAGCACCTAAAAACCAAAGAGTGAAAAATCAAGAGGTTATTACTTATAAAGGAGAAATATATAAAAAGTGGTCGGAGTTTTTCGAAAAAAATCCTTTATTCAAACGTGCAAGAGGTAGTATTCAAGAACGCAGGCAAAAAGGCATGAGCATTGAGGAAGCGTTAGATGATTATGCGAAAAGCCATTTTGTGACAGACCATAAAGGAAATGTTTTTCGTAATCAAAAGGAAAGAAGTTTAAAATATGGTTTATCGCCTGCCACAGTGCGTAATAGGCTAAATTCAGGGTGGAGTTTAGAACAAAGTTTAGCACCTATCGAACAAAAAGATAATTCAAAGGAAAAATAAACCCTTAAAACAAAAGGGTTTTTCTTTATATTTCGCTTGACAAATTCGTACATTTATGATAAAATTGTATTATAAATAACGAGAGGTAGGAATCTTTATGTATAACATCTACAACAAAGAAACTGGGGAATTGCTCGAAAAGCAGATTACTGAACAAAAATTGATCGACTTTGCTAACGAAAGATTCGCAGAGACAGATAATATTGAAGATGCAATCGAAAACGACTTACTCTTCTATGACAATGCTTATGACGCTCAAGAGAGCTTGGAAGCGTTTGGATTTACAGTAGAAGAAGTATAAAACAAAAAAGAAAGAAGGAAACAACAAATGAAAGCTAAAAAATATATAGAAGTCGATAGTGTTCAAAAAGGGAAGGTTGTTATTCCAGTACATCAAGTTCAGTTCATTACGAATGATGGATTACTTGTTTATACGTCAGAAGATAGCGGAAAAAATATTGGAGTTCAGTTGACCAAAGAGGCTGTAAAGACAATTACAGAAAACCTTTAATTGAAAAAGGAGGAGTCAAATGCTCACATTCCAAAGCGTTATTGATAAAGCTCGCAAGCAGAAAGAAGTGATAGTGCATAGTCTTTATGAATGTATCAAAGATAATTATAAAGATAGTCATTACTACAATGTCATTGCAGGGCTTAGTAGCGGAGATTTTCAGGCTTTTTATTTCTATGTCAGCAATAAAATTGAAAATGTCTACTATGCTGAACCGAGCATCAAGCTGTTTACAGTTTGTCTTGGTGGGTTTGGTGACGGTTATCTTTCAAAAGAGCAACTTTCCGTCATTTTTGATGAAGAGTTAGCACAACTAGAAAAGTTAGTAAACAAAGAATAGAGGTTATTATATGAGTGCCAAAAAACGTAAGCCAAAAAACGATTATACTGAAGCCTTATGGACAAAACTTTACAGACCTATGATTGAAAAAAAATACGAGCTGTTAAAAGACGACTATATTGAAATTTCAGGGGTGAAACTTTACAGAATCAGAGCCTTAGTTGACTTTAATGATGTCAAAAAAAGTGATTTAGGTGGGTATGTTCAAGGGGAAGAAAACCTCAGCCACGAGGGCAACGCATGGATTTATGGTAATGCCAAGGTGTATGGAGGAGCTAAGGTTCAAGACAACGGACTTGTTCTTGACAACGCTGAAGTTTATAACAATGCACTTATCTATGACAATGCTAAAGTTTATGGAAACGCACTTGTCTATGATAATGCCGTTATCTTTGATGACGCTAAAGTTTATGGCAACGCTAGGGTTTATGATGAAGCTAGAGTCTTTGATGAAGCCGAAGTCTATGGTGACGCTAAAGTTCACGGAGACGAAACTAGGGTGTTTATGGAGGCTAAAGTTCATGGCAATGCTGAGGTTTACGACCAAGCTGAAGTCTATGGTAACGCTGAAGTCTATGATAATGCACTTGTGCATAGCAAAGGTGAAATCTATGGTAGTGCAGTTGCTAAAGGGAATACCCATGTCTGTGGAAACACAGAAATCTACAAATAAAAACTCTTGAAACTCAAGGGTTTTTTCTTATATCCTGCTTGACAAAATCCTTTATTTGTGATATAATTGTATCATAAATAAAAAGAGGTGGAAAAATGAAACTATTGCAAACCAAACACTTGAATACTCAATTCTTTGATGAATTTGTTGATTTACAAAAGCCTATTGAAACGCTCCGCGAAACTCTAAGTGAAACTGTTTTTGATTTGGATAATCTTATCAAAGGGAAAATTGTCTTAGACTTCCTTAAAGGTGCAGGTTATTGGAAAGATGACTTGTTTGATAAAGGGTTTTTAGGGGAGCATTGCCCTCAGAACCATGACGGTGATCTTATCATTGACTTTGACCACTCTGGATTGATTGCTTTTAATGAGCGTATTGAAAATGAAATTCCCACATTAGAAATCTTAGGTGTGTTTGTTGAATGGGTTGATAACAAATATCCTTATTCAGAAGAAATCTCAAGTGCTGTTCTATCTCTAATTGAAGAGGTTTACGAAGAATGGAATCAAACGTCTAAAGACCGTCATGAATTTGATTATTACAATTTAGAAAGTGTTAAACAAGGGGATAAGACGTTAAGCTATTTAGTTTTACATGCAGTAGATAATGAGTATTCGTCTAGTGGTTCTTCTATTGATTCTGAAGAAACTATTCATTTTTTATAAAATAAAAACATAAAGGAGAAAAACAAATGATTACATTCCAAGCTATTATTGACGAGGCACGCAAGCAAAAAGAAGTGATTGTGCAGGGGTTTTACGAATCCATTAAAAAAGATTATCGTGATTATTCCTACTACAACGTCATTGCAACACTAGACGGAGGCAAAGAAGAGTCTTTTTCTTTCTATGTCAGCAACGAAGTAGAAAATGCCTATCATACTGAGCCAAACGTGAAGTTATTTACGATTTCGCTTGATGATGATAACATTGAAGAAAAGGAAAATCCTTCGAAAGAACGTTTATCTGAGCTTTTTGATGAGCAGTTGGCGTGGCTTGAAAAATTAGTGAACAAAGAAATCGAAGAATAAAAAAGGAGAAAAATAAATGATCACATTTCAAATGCTTATTGACGAAGCACGCAGACAGAAAAATATACTTGCGCTGGATTTTTACAACCTACTTAAAAAAATACAAGTTGAACACGACAATTACAGGTTTGACCTTGTTGCATATTTTGAAGATGAAGGTTCGGAAACTGTGGTTGGATTTGGTGTAGATACTTGGGTAGAAAATGCTTCTTTTTGTGAAAACAATATTAAATTGGCAATCATGGATATTGAAGATTTCAACGAAGACCATGAACTTTCTTTCAAAAATGTTTTAATTTCGCTTGAAAATCAATTAGACAAACTGGAAGAAACTCTTAATAAAAAAATGAGAGTAAAAGTAGAGAGTAGTTCTATTAACTTTGAATACAAAGGTTTTTGGGTAGAATCTGAAAGTTTTGACCAAGCTGAAAATGGTCATGCTGAAGATGGAATCACTTTTACAAGCTACGTTTGGCACTCAAGGGAAGAAATGAAAGAATTAAAAGATGATATTGAAATTCTTCGTGAGTCTTTTAATTTTCCTGAAGAGTTAGAGGAAAAAATGAAGAAAAAAATTGATAAATACATCAAAAATCAAAAAAAGGAGAAAAAATAA